GTATTTTAAAAATTTGATCGCAAAGTACCGGACTGCGGAGAATTGGCTGCTAAGATATTCGCAGTTGTACTGGTATCCAGTGGACTATTATGCACTAGATGAAGATCATAGATTAGTGCTTGGAGAGATGTCATCGTATGAATTTTATGTGGATAAGGTAGTTAATTTCTTTAAGTTGTTACCCAAAAGGACTTTATATGTGAGGGTATTATCTCCTGAGGCGGAGTCTGAGCAAGATACTTTGGGGTGGTTATTGACTTCACGATTTCAGATTGCTGTTGCTGATGTGTTATTGAGGCGGGAGGGAGTGAGTCCGCGGGTAGGTGATGTGGTAGCAAGTGCAGGAGTGTTTGAGGAGTTAGCGCAGTTGAAGAGTTTTGACCAATTTACTAAGCCAGTATTTGTTAGGTTTGTTCAGAATATTAAGCCTTCGGTGTTTGTGCTTCAGCATAATAATGTTTTGGAGTGGGTTATGGAAGTATCAGACAGTGATGTGGTATTTAGGTTATTGGTATGATGTGTATAAACAAAAGAGGAGTATAGTAAGGAGGTAACTGGGATGAAAAAGCTATATGAAAGAGCTAAAAGGATGGTAGCAAGGAAGATGAGAATGTTAGAGCAATGGGAAGATTTACCTCAGGGGTGGACTAAGGAGAGTTTAAGAAAGTATTGGAATACATTAACGGGTAGAACACCTGCGGGGGAGGGTGGAGTTAGGAAGTGTATAAAGAAGATAAAAGATGTATATCCTGACATAGATGATGCGGGAGCGTTTTGTGCGAGTTTGGCAGATGAGTTGTTTCCTGGCTGGAGGAAGAAAGCAGCGGAGGAAAGGAGAAGGAAAAAGAAGAAGGGGTAAGGTAGGATGCGGGAGGTAAATGAATTTTTTGGGTTGATAAAGAAGAGGTCTGAGGAGAAGAAGTGGAAGAAGTATTTTCCGAATGAGAGGGAGAGGGTGGCGTGGCAGAAGGTGACGCAGAGTGCGGATGAAGCGGCTGAGTGGTATGAGTATGGATTTTCTCCGGGCAGGGCGATGGATTGGCGCAGGGCGGGATTTACTCCAGAGGAGGCTGTGTTGTGGGATGATTTTCTGTTTACTCCGAGCAGAGCGAAGAAGTGGTCTGAGGTAGGTGTATTAGATGCAGAAGAGGCGTTACAGTTTGAGCATTATGGATTGAAGCCTAAGGAAGTGATGGAGTGGTTGAAGGTAGGTATAGGTCATCCTCAGCAGATAATAGAGTGGAGGAAGTTAGGTGTTAGTCCGAAGGCTGCAAGACGGTATATGGAGAAAGGTTATGCTCCGCAGGATATTGAGCAGTTGTTAATGAAGAGGAAGGGTAAGTCAGGTAGTGGTGCAAGGAAGTTAAGGAGGGTTGGGTTGGAGGATGATATGGAGGAAAGGTAAGAGATGTTGGATGCATTGAATAGGACAGTGTTAGCTGAAGTAAGGGATGCGTTGGGTTTAGTGGATGAGGATTTGTTTTTTGTACAGCATGAGAGTGAAGAGTTTTTGAATGTGGCGAGGAGGCAGGCGCAGGTTGATTTTAGTAAACTTGAAGTGAAGGTTCCTGACAAGCCTATAGTGTTTATTAGGTTGGATGGGGTTGATTATGGAAAGAGTATGACAGGGTATAAGAGGTTAGAGACGCCTTATGTGTATTTGAATGATTTGGGTAAGTATGTGGGGGTGAAGTTGTTGTCAATTGAGGCTAGGTATAGGTTAGCAGTGTTTGTTCCGTTTGGGCGTGTGGCGATGGATTTAGTTGGTGTATTGATGTCACAGTTGAGGAGGAGTTCGAGTATTCTTGCGGTATCTACTGATAATAGTTATTCGGTTGAGTTACCTGTAAGTTTATTGCTTGAGAATGTAAGCCCGCCATCAGTGGAGTTAGTTTTGAGGGAGAAGGGGATGAAGTTGTATAGGATTGAGGGTGAGTTGCAAGCTCTAGGGTTTATGTTACAGATGGGAGTGAAGGGTATGGGGATGGGTGAGTATGGAGTAGTAGCAGAGGGATTGGTGGAATACAGACCCGTGAAAGAAGTTAAAGTTAGGTGGAAGGTGGGATGGAGCATTTATGCTGAAGATGGGACGGAGGTGACTGAGGTTTTACCTTGTGTGTTGAAGTTGTAGCAATGTTGGGTAGTTTTTATGAGCATGTTTTATATTTTAAATGAGTTTGCAGGAAGGTTATGTTTTATGTGAGGTGGGGTAGTTAATGTAAGAGATGAAGGAGGGGTAGCATATGGCTACATTCAGATCACCCAATGTGATAGTGACTGAAGTTGATTTAAGTCAATATGTAACTAATGTGCCTACTTCTACAGGTGTTCAGGTGATACGGGCAAAGAGGGGTCAGGTAGTTCCGAGATTTGTGTCGAGTGTAAGGCAATTTAAGGAGATGTATACTTTGTCACAGAGGAGGGTAGACAAGGAGTATGTGGAGCAGTATTCAGCTGTAGCATTTCTTGAGGTGGGGTATAGTGGGTTATGGGTAGTAAGGGCAGTAGGTGATGCGGCTAAGTATGCGTTTATCGTTGTGAATAAGGATGGTGCAAGTCATGCAGTTACGGTGCCGTCAACTGGGTTAGCTGTAGCAACAGATAGGAGTGGTCCTGTGTTCCCGACATGGGATACTTTAGGTGCTGATGCTGTATTGATTTTGTATTGTAAGAGCCCTGGTGTTGTGGGAAATAATTTTTCAGTTATGGTGAAGAATGTGAATAATGCAAGTAAGACTTTTGAGTTGATAGTGAATGAGACGCTTCCAGATGGGTCGGTTAATGTAAGGTTTAGTGGGGTAGTTAGTTTGAATCCAGATGCAAGGGATGGGTATGGTAATAATATTTGGGTTGAGAATGTACTTCATGGTAATGAGTATGTAGGGGCGTTAGTGAATTCTAATGCATTTGATTTGGTTCCTTCCTTGGTAACGTCACCTGTTGGGTTTGCGGGTGGTGTAGATGCTGAGCCGACTGTTGGTGATATCGGTGCTGCTTATGAGCAGTTTGCGAATAGGGAGACATGGGATATTGATTTATTGATACAGGGTGGGATAGGAGATGATGCGATAAGGGCGAAGCTTGTAGACATAGCAGAGAAGAGAGGGGATGCTGTAGCGCTGATAGATGTTCCTGAAGATGTGTATAAGGTAGAGGATGTGAAGACATGGAGGCGGAGTAATTTTGTTGTTGGTAGTGGTTATGGGATGGCGTTTGTGCCGTGGTTGAAGACTTATGATTTTGATAATGATGTTCAGTTATTTATTCCGCCGAGTGGTGTGGTAGCAGGTATGATGGCGAAGATGGACAGGGAGTATGATCCCTGGTGGGTTCCTGCTGGGTTGAATAGAGGTAGGGTAAATGTATTGGGGTTGAAGGCATATTATAGTTTAGCGGAGAGGGATGAATTGGATGCGGTACAAGTTAATTGTTTTGTAAGGAAGCCTGGTGTGATAGCTCTATGGAATAACAGGACGCTACAGACGCATGAGAGTTATTTCAGTTTCATTGAGGTGAGGAGGTTGACTAATTACATAAAGAAGAATGTATGTAAGTTTTTGGATGCTTTTCTATTTGAGCCGTTGACTGATTTTACGAGGGAGAGACTTGTTGCTTCTTTGAGGGAGTTTTTTGAATCGATACAGAGGAGGATGGGCATATTGAGGTATGCGGTGATAAGTGACCCACTTGGGACAGGTAACAATCCACCAGCTCAGGTGGATCAGGGTATATTGACAGTGGAAGTGTATTATGTACCTGTGAGAGCGATTAGGGGTATTTGGCTTAAGGCTATTGTGACGAGATTTGGGTATCAGATTGAGGAGAGAGCGGGTGGTGTGTAAGGTGGGAGTGGAGTGCATTGTGTATATAATATAATATTAATAATATAAAGGGAAGGGGGATGGAGATGTTTACAAGGGCAATTGTTTTGGGAGAGGATGAATTTAGGTTGTTAGTTTCTGATCTTGTAGAGGTAGCGAAGGGTGAGTTTGGTGAGGTGGATAGTTCGAGGTTAGAGGAGTTTCTGGTAGTAGCTTTTGAGGAGGTGTTAGATGCTTATGAGGTAGATGAGGTGATGGTAAATTTGGGTGGGGTGTGGTATGAGGTTATAGATGGTGAGAATTTTGTAAATGTAATTAAAGAGTATTATGGGGATTTGGATGGAATGTTAAAAAATGTGGAAGGAGAGGAAGAGAAAGAGGTAGATATGCAAGAAGGTGATGAGATGGTAGTATAAAATATATAAAAGGAGGTAGAAGTATGTTTACGAAGGGTATTATTTTAAGTGAGGCTGATTATCGTTCACTTTGGGTAGATTTTATGGAGATATTAAGAGAGAGGATTAAGGAGTTGGATGAGGAGGAGAGAGCTATATTAATGGAGGATAGGGATGAGTTAGAGGAGTGGGTAAAGGAGCGTGTAATGGAGATGTTTGATGCGGTTTTAGATGATTATGATGCAGAAGAGGCTGTAGTGTTTTTAAAAGGTGATTGTAATTATGTTCCTAATTCTGAGGAGTTTTTCTATTTGAGTTATAAAGATGGAAGAATTGATAGGGTGATAAAAGAGTTAGAACAAGAATTAAAGCGTGGTATAAAGGAAAGTGTGAGGAGGTTTAGGTTAAAATAATGGGAAGTATAAAAAGGAGGTAGTTAGATATGGCTACAGTAGCTATAAGCCAGATTGCAGGTGTAGCTGAGCCGTTGAGAGGTTACCTTTGGGAGTTGACATTTGTTAGGACACCTTCTGGTGTAAACATTCCAGAGGGGTTAAAGCTGAGGGCTGTATCAGCAAAGTTACCTGGTATAACTTTTGAGAAGATTGATCTACATTATTTATGGATGACATGGGCGGTGCATGGTAGGGAAAGTGGAGACAAGGAGATTGAGTTTGAGTTTTGGGAAGGGGTAGATATGGCTGTGAGGAATGCATTTATGAATTGGTTGAAGCTTGTAGGAGATTGGAGTAGTGGGACGCAGTCGTATAGGACGGAGGTGACGGGAGATATCCAGTTGAAGTTATTAGATGGTAAAGGTAATGCAGTGAGGACGATAGTGCTAAGGAATGCATTATTGTTATCTGTTGATGCAAGGGATTTGAGGTATGACAGCAATGAGGTTATAGGTATGACTGTTAGGTTTTGGTATGATTACTTTGATGAGGTTTAGTTATTGTAAGGTGAAGAAGATTTTAGTTATAATGTAAAAGGGAGGTGGCAGAGATGGCTTGGAAAGTGATTGATTGTGAAACGAGGTATATTCCTTGGAATGGTGAATCTGAGGGTAATGTTTATTGGGCTATGTTGAAGGATAGTAAGACTGGGAAGGAGTTGGAATTTGAATTGTTTGATGGGGTTTATTATGATGAGGAGGGTGGAGAGTTAAGGATTGTAGAGGTTATGATAAATGGAGCTGTTGATTTTAGTGAGATTTTTTCTGAAAAGGATGAGCGTAGGGTATTCCGTGAGTTAAAGAGGAGATATGGAGATATTATTGATGTAATACAAAGAGAGTGTAGTAATTTTACTATATAAATAAGATAAGTTAATTTATTTGTGTGGTGGTTGATATTTAAATAGTGGTAAAAAGGAGGTGGCAGGTATGGCTTGGGAAGTGGTTGATTGTGGTGTATCGAGGTATTCGGGATCTGAATCTATAAATGGTTGGGTTTATGGGGCTTGGTTAGAAAATATAGAGACTGGAGAAGATTTGGAGTTTGAATTGTTATATGGTGTGTATTATGGAGAAGAAGATGAGTATAGAAGTAAGCCTTTGAATGTGGTGATGGTGTATATAAATGGTGAGGTAGATTTTGAAGAGATGTTTACAGATCAGGAAAAGCCAAGAGTAATAAGTGAATTAAGGAGATTGTATGGGGATATTTTGGGAGCGTTAAAGAGAGCTTGTGATGAGTTTGATTTGAAGATTTGATTTCTTTCTGCAAGAAGTCTCTATTTTTATAAAGTAGAGTAGTTCATAGGTTTCAAAAAGTGCCTCTTCATTGTTTTATATTTTCAATGAGATGGCATTAATCGGATTATCTCAAGTTGTAGGCATAGTTAAGGAGCCCCTTCGTGCGTATAGTTTTGAAGTTGAATTGCCTCGTGATTTCGGGGATGCGGAGAGGTTAAGGTATCAGGTGAAGTCGGTAGAGTTTCCTGTTTGGTTTGATTTGGAAGTGGAGGGTGTGAGGGTAGAGGGATTGGGGTATTATTTTTTGCCTGATGAGTTTAGTGGGAAGGCTGATGTGAAGATAGAGTTTTGGGAGGATGTAGGGTTATCAGTGCAGAGATATTTTAATAATTGGCGTAGTAAAATAGTTTCGGAAAGTGTAATAGGGACACCTTACAGGGAGTTGAAGGATTTGCCGTCGAAGTGGATGAAGGATGTGGTGGTGCATGTGTTAGATGTAAAAGGAAAGAGGGTTGGGTCGTATAGGTTGAGGAAGTGTTATCCTGCGAGTATTGATGTGATGAGGTTGGGTTATGAGAATAATGAAGTAATTTCGGTGAATGTGACTTTAGTAATGCATGGAGTAGAATTGCAATGAAAAATAGAGTGGGAGGTGTAGTGTATGGCAAAGTTATTGACTGTGGATGAAGTGAATCAGATGAAGCAAAGTGGTGCTGGGGAGTTACAGAGGGTAGATGAGCAGGTCATTACGGTTAAGTTATCGTCTAAAGGGAAGCACGGGTATCCTGCTGTAGTGCATCTGAGACCGCTAAAGGTTAAGGATGTGAAGTGTTTGATTGATAGTGGGGTGGAGGATGAGATTGATTATGTGAGGAGGCTGGTTCAGGTAGTGCAAGGGACAGTATTGGATAAGGATGTGGAAGTGAGAGAGTTTACTATGCCAGATTTCTACAAGATATTATTGGCGCACAGGGTAAACAGTATAGGTAGTGAAGTGGATTTAAGTTTTATATGTGACTGTAAAGATGAGATTCAGACAGTGAAGTATGATTTGATGAGGTTGGAGGAGAAGGAGATACCAGATGATTATGTTGAGCCTATTCAGATTGGTAGTATTAGTGTAAGGTTTCCTCGTGTGTGGGGTTATTTGCCAGAAAATAAAAGTAGGTTTGACGATGTGACTGATTATGATGTTTTGAGGAGTGTAGTAGTAGGTAAGGATGTGGATGAGCTGTTATTGGTTGAGGCGAAGGGTGCGTTGGAGTTTGTAAGGAAGTGGGAGGGCAGCTATGGTGTTCAGACTAGTATAGATGTGCCGTGTAAGTTCTGTGGGAAAAAAGTGAAGGTGAGGATACCGTTTTTTCTTCTTTTTCAGATGTGGTAGCATCTGGGAGGCTTTATTAGATATACGGTTTACTTTAATGTATGTATGTCATGTGGTGTTAAGTGAGGATGAGTATGTGTATATGTGGTTTAGATGGATGAGGGAATTAGAGAGGGTAAAGAAGCTAGAAGAGGAGTTGAGAAGGAAGGTAAAGAGGTAGGGATATGGCAGAAAAGAATTTTGAAGAAAAGGCTGCAGAGTTAAGGGAAGCGAGAGATATTTATATGGAAAGGGAGGTGGAGGGTGGGACTGAAGGTATCGGTATAGTGCCTGGTGCGACTGGCGTTAGATCAGGGAGGGGTAGGCGTATAGATGATGAGGTGAAGGAGCATAGTAATGTATTAAAAGGGATAAGGGAGGAGGTTCAAGAGTTAAAGAGAGTGATTTCAGAGTTGAGGGGTGGACTTGTAGAGACTTCGGAGGCGTTTAAAGAGTTTCATAAGGGATTTAGTCATGTAGGTAAAGAGTTTCAGGAGTTTGGCAAGGGTTTTAGTCAAGTTGTAAAGGAGTTTAGGGAGTTATCTCAGGGGTTTAGTCAGGTAGGTCGAGGGTTTCAGGAGTTTAGTAAGGGTTTTAGTCAGTTTGTTAAGGAGTTTAAGGAGTTTCAGCAAGAGTTTAGTTATGTGAGTAAGGGGTTGAGGGAGGAATTTAGCAAGTTATCAGAGTGGTTAGGTGATTTATCTAAGCAATTGATGAAAGGGTATAGTTCAAGTATCGAGAAGTTGTCGGAGTGGTCAGGCAAGTTATCTGAGCGGTTTTCGAGAGAGTATAGGTCAGGTGTTAGGAAGTTATCGAGGATTGGTTTTGAGTTGGACAAGAAGTATGAGGAGATAAAGTGGTATGAGACTGATGTAGATAGGATTATCACGCAGGCTAGACGAAGGAGGAGGGAAGCTAGAGAGCAAGAGAGTAGGCAGGGAGAAAGGTATGTGTATAGTGGGTTAGGTAGGAGACGAGGTAGTTTAGGTGGTGGTATATTTAAGTTTCCTGAATCTATTATGATTCAAGAAAGAAGACATGTTGGTGGTTCATTTAGGAGGTATAATGATTATTTGAGATATGGTCGGAAGTACGAAGAGAAGGAATTTCAATTTGGTGTAATGGAGTGGGCTAAAAGTTTACCAGTTGAATTGTTATTTGGTGCTTCAGGTGGAGGTAGTTATGGTAGGGGTAGGTGGCGTGGTTCTAGTAGTAATGAGATATTAGGTGAGGTAAGGAATATAATGTATGCGGCGTTAGGACCGATTGGAATGCATATACAGGAGTGGATGGAAGGAATGTATGAGAAGTGGGCGGAATGGAAGGAGTATAAGAAAGGTCAAGAAGAAGAGAGGCGAGCTGAACTTGCTTCGAGGGGTATATACAAAGTTAGGCAGATTGAAAGAGGTGAGAGGGATCGATTTTCAGAGATTTGGGATTTTACGAAAGAGTTACTTGGTTTCAGAGGGATAGGTAGAGGTGGGGTTGTTTTGAGTGCGGTAGGTAGTCAAGGTAGAGTTTCTGAATTTCGGACGGGTGGTCAGGGTAGAGTTTCTAGATTTGAGAGAAAATGGATGGGATTAGAGAAGGTAGTGGATTTATTAGAAAGTAAAGGAAAGGAGAGGATGTTTGACAAGGTAAGTTTAAGTAATGAGGTGGAGTTAGTGCAGGA